CCAATTTCTTCCACGAATGTTTCTATCCCATCAATAGTCGTTGCCAAGGATACGATCTCTTGATTTTCTATGTATTTTCTTTTTTGAGACGCAGAATATTCCAAATGAGAAAAAGTTTTTTCGGAGCTTTGGGCATTTGGCACTCGGTCCAGTGTTTGATTTTCGCCATGGAGATCGGCTTGGACGTGGAGCGAGCTCCGGGGTTCATTTAAGTTTTTTGAAATATTTTTTCGAGTTGATGCCACGATATACTCCACGTTTTGATTTAAAGTGGAGAGAGGTGTACAGTGTACTTTATTATATGTAAATACTTTTTTGAAACTCATTAAAAATAGAGCGAAATATACCAGATTGAGGATTATTTTGAGTGTTTGTTGCCAAGTAACAGGGCATTTTTGACTCGGCTACCTGTCTAGTGAAATCAATAACTTAGGTGTGCTTATTTTTTAGCACCGTACGGTAAAAAGATGCGTGAAAAAGCGTCATGCGCTGAGTTGTTGCGCAGATGCGCGGTGCGGGAGCGAAAATTGTCATGACCACGGCGCGTAGTAACCGATGATGCGGGGCGCATGCTCGGTTACCTATGCAATGGTCGGCTACTCTGTTGCGGCCAATTATTCCAAGGGGTTAAAGGTGCTAGTAACCTAGTAACATATATTTTCTTAATATATAGGTGGTAGTAATATTAGTACATATATCAATATATATAAATATGTTGAAAAGGGTCAGTTACCAGCTACCTCGTTACCTTTGTTTACTTTATTGGCATATTTTGGAGCTTTACGTTCCAGACTCGCGTTTCCATTAGAACCAACATGGAAATAAACGCTCCAGCACTGTAAAACCTCGTTACGCGCATCTAGAGACGCGTAGAGCGCATCAATCTTGGGAGAGTAGTTATCATTCACAACCCACACGCTACGAGCATCTAGGCCCTTTGGAAGCACTGGAGAGCCCCTAGTAGAAAATATTTTATTTTGATACTGGAACCCATCCATTGTCCTTTTTGTTTAGTTTGAGGTTTCCCTTGTCGTTGATAGACATTGATACCTGGTCACACTTCAAGACTTCGTTCTTTTTATCGAGAGCGGCCATTGCTGCTGACTGAGCGTCTGTTTTCTTTCCATTTACTAGGAAAGTTGTTTGGGCTTCAGAGTATGTTATCTTGAAGAGTACTGCTAGAGTTCCTATTATAACTAACCATTGTTTAAGTGTTTGCATTTTTATATCTCCTTTTTGTTTAGTTGTAATTTAGGCGTATAATATACGCCGTATCATTTTTAAATTAAATAATATATGTTTGTAAAGATTACAGCATATCGACGAGCTCAGCGTCGTCTAGCTCTGAGAGGCGCCTCATAGCCTCGGCCTCAATAAGCATGTGGACATCCATAGAGAACCTCTCTATGAGAGTCTCTGAATCACTGTTCTCTAGTATCTTATTGAGCAGTAACTCTCTTAACTCTGTGCTCTTATTCTCAGTAATGCTTTTAATATTGCTCATGATTAATTCTCCTTGTCTTGATTAGTTTAAGTTAGTCGCGCTTTCAAAAATTTGTTGCTGCAACCGCTGTGCCGCTTTGCTGGTCTCGTGGTATACCGTACCACGTATCAGCGAGTGACAAATTTTGTTACGAGTGACGCAATTTGCGTCACTCGATGCTGGTGCCGAGCTACGCGAGGCACATTCCCATGCTTCGGTGAGGGCGAGACCCCATGCTTGATACGAGCTCCGAGAGACGGGGTACCCCCCAAAGATTCGGGCGCGCGCATAGCGCTTAGGTCCCCCGCATCTGCGAGACAACATACACCGGAACTTTTAACGCGAACCAGCATCCCGAAACGAGGTTCTCCCAACAACCTGGCATATTCCAACCCCCTCCGAGAAACCCATTTAAACGAACAGAAACCAGCCTCAGACGCGAGAAACACCCCCACCCCCTGGTAACCCTACCCACCCCCACCACAAAAGCCCGCAAACCACCACTGGTTGACACGCCACCCAAAACCCTATACCGTCCCCAAATGGACCTAACCCAGCTCATTTCCTCTGGAAAAGTTTACACCTCCCGTTTAAAAGACGAACTACACCTGATAGACACTCAGTCTGGTGAGACCGTATCAGTATACGGTATACGGGGTACTGAATATATTCCCTACGAGAAGGTTACTGACCCCGCAACAAATAAAGCCATTTGGTGTAACCCAAAGAGCGAGCTTAGCACTCAGGCACTTATTCCAGACGGACGAGTACCGTACTCTGACTTTTTGGTAATGGAGATTCTAGACCGAGTTACCTCTGGGGAAGGGCTAACTACAATTTGTTTAGATTCACGAATGCCCACGTATCCTCAGTTTGCAAGGTGGATGAAAATAAATCCTTGGATTAAACCAAAGCTGGAGGAAGCGCGTCTCGCGAGAGCTGAATACCATAGAGATAAAGTCAAAGAAGAGGCGGAGATGGCGGAATCCTATAAGGATCCAATAGAGGCAACCCGTCTCAAGATTGACGCTCACAAATGGCTAGCTGGAACTGATGACCCACGGTACACTAACCGTGCGAAAGTAGATGTGGCAGTAGCGGCAACTCAGACGTTTATAATTCAGACTGGTATAGAACGTGGTGAGGAGAGGGAGGTTGCGAGTGTTCAGAGCGAAGCTGTTGGCGTAGAGGCGCGAGTAGAAGAAACCACTGGCAATAACAATGATACAGCGTCACCCGAGACGTGAAAGGAGGTACTTTGGTAGATAACACAAAAATAGTCTCAACAGGATACAGACCAAGAGAACATCAGGCATACATTCACAGAAATAAAAAGAGATTTAACGTGCTCGTTTGCCATCGGTAGCGACGCTTTGGCAAGACACACTTATCCATAAATGAGATGATAGACTGCGGGCTACGCTGTACACATGCGAATCCTCAGTACGCGTACATCGCACCAACGTACAGCCAGGCTAAGCGTATAGCGTGGGACTTACTGAAAGAGTATTTGAAGGATATTCCCAACGTGGAGTTCAACGAGTCGGAGCTTCGAGCCGATATTTACAGGCCGCATTTGAAGGACAAGGTGCGAATAATCCTACTTGGAGCCGAGAACCCTGGAGCACTGAGAGGTCTATACCTAGACGGTACAGTACTTGACGAATATGCAGAGATGAACCCAGAAGTTTGGAGTCAGGTTATACGTCCTGCTTTATCCGATAGAGGAGGATGGGCGATATTCATTTCAACTCCGAAGGGACAGAATCACTTCTACGAAGTGTATCTCATGGCGGAAGGTAAACAGGATTGGTTTAGAGCAATATTCAAAGCATCAGAAACTAAGATTATCCCCCTGGCAGAGTTAGAGGCTGCGGAAGCAATAATGAGTGAGGAAGAGTTTAATCAGGAGTATGAGTGCTTTCCTAAAGGTACATTAGTGACTACATCTAGAGGAAATATAGATATATCAGATATACGTAAAGGAGATTGCGTTTTAACTCACACAGGAAGGTTTATGCCTGTGCTAGAAGTAATGTCTAAACCCTATAGAGGAGAATTAATTAGTATAAATAGATTTGGGTATCAAGGAGAAACTCTTGTAACTCCAGAGCACCCTATAAGAATATACTCTAAAGAAAATCAAAGATACTCTTGGATAGAGGCAAAAGATTTAAAGTCGATGGACTACGTATGTTCTCCTAAAAAAAATAAAGGAGAAACAGTATTATCTGAGGACATGGCGGTATTAATAGCCTGGTATATTTGCGAAGGGAGTATAAACAATAATCAATGCTTTTTTTCACTGAATATGGGAAATAAGCAGGAAGTAGATGAAGTAAAGAACTTACTAGAAAAAATTGGATATGTTGTAAATATTGTAAGAGGATCTTTGTGCATAAATAATACTAAGCTTTGCGATTTTTTATCGTCTGTTGCTGGAAACTTAGCAGAAAATAAGAGAATACCATTTGAACTTATAGGAGGACATGAGGATATTTTCTTTAAGACTATGATAAAAGGTGATGGCCATACTAGAATTGTAGAAAATAAAGTAAAATACTTTCAATACACTACTATATCAAAGACCTTAGCCTTCGATATGCAGATATTAGCTTCCTATTTAGGAAGAAGATCAAGTATCCAGATAAGACCTGGAGGAGTATATAACATTGAAGGTAGAACTGGAAATTATGTAGAGTCATACTCTGTACGCATAAATGCACATAATAAAGTTAATCATAGTAGAACACGGGACGTATATCCTGCAAAATTCTCTATAGCCTATGCTATTAGAGGCATAAAGAAAGAAAAATTTTCAGGTACAGTGTACAATCTTAGAGTAAAAAGAGATGAGAGCTATACTGCGAATGGGATATCTGTGCACAACTGTAGCTTTACAGCAGCATTAGTGGGATCGTACTATGGAAAGAACTTGGCAAAACTCGAATCCCGAGGCCGGATTACGACAGTACCGTTTGATTCAAGCCTCAATGTAATCACCGCATGGGATTTAGGAATTGATGACTCTACAGCCATTTGGTTTATACAAATGTACCGCACAGAAGTAAGAGTCATAGACTACATGGAAGGATCTGGAGAAGGACTGGAGTACTACATAAAAATGCTTTCAGAAAAAGAATATATTTACAGTGCACATTTTTTCCCTCATGATATTGCAGTTAGAGATTTAATCACAGGTAAATCGAGGGTGGAGGTTGTAAAGGCATTGGGGCTAAAGAATGTTAGAGTAGCGCCAAAGCTAATGGTAGCCGATGGCATACAAGCAGTCAGGAACTTACTTGACCG